TTTCGAGATAAGGTAGTCTTTTCTTTTTGAAATATTGATCGGAATCCCGTTAATGTTCAAAGATAATTGGTCAGGTTTGGGATACGGTATATCATATTTATACATATTTAATCCTCCGCCGGTTCAGGCCACGGCATCCAGTGAGTTACCTTTGACCCGGCAAATCGGCCAGATGCCCACCCACATGCAAGTCCATCATCTTCCCAAACCTCATAAAAACCGTTGTGCCATCTTGCCTGTGTCTTCCACACATATCTATGCTTATCCATCCAACTTTCAATCGTGATAAGAATTAGTTCCCCGTCTGTCGGCATCCTATCAGCGCATTTGATCCAGTCCATTTTGTTCGGACACCCTCCCCTGAATTTTATTCATTATCTCCATGAAATCTTTTTGTCTTTCGATCAATGCTTCTGCCTGTTGCTTCATTCTTACATATGCTTCAATCGTCTTTATACTTCTCATAACGCAAAATCCGCAGACAATAGCGCAGAATAATCCTGAAATGATTGAAAACAGCCTTCCTGATACCATACCCCACATGAAATTACCGGCCCCAAACGCTACTGCAAACAAACAAAACACAATCAGAGCCTTGCTGTTCCGTATTGCCTTCTTATACATATTCAAATCTCCTTTTTTGTTTTGCGCGGAATTTTAGTCCGATCTCCTTGCCAGCACATACCACTGACTCCTGCTAATTCCCATCTGCTTACAGGCGGCTGCTACTGTGATGGAGCCGTCTTTTTGCATTTTGAAAAATTTCAGGCCGGTTCACTTGAAATCCATTTATCATTCGTCAAAAGGTTCATCAGATAATTTACCCGCTTGCCAAACAATGTTTTCCCCATATTCATGTAAATCATCAGCCCAGAAAGAATTGCGGCATCACCTGTGTCGTTTTCTGACTGCGGCTTGAATGTGTATCCCTCGTTTTCAAAAACAATAGTGCA